TTCTCCGGCCACCCGCTTACGGTTTCTGGATCTGACTCAGAACTTATTAGGCTGTTCGCGGGCGGCGAGCCCAAGGGCGTTGATATCGGCTGCATAAACAATGGCACCTTTGAAATCCGCCCATCTACCGGACAAGTAACAATAAAGGCCTTGGGCTCGGATGACTCCTATCTGGCGTTTGATGTCAACGGCACCAACGCTTGGTGCATAGGCACTGATGACAGCGATAACAAGTTCAAAATCGGGACAACAGCACTTGATACAAATACTGCGATAACAATCGACAGGACTACTCGAAATGTAGGAATTGGCATCAGCGACCCCTCCGAAAAACTCCATGTTAATGGCGGAAATATTCGTATTGGAGAAGCTTCTACGTGGGGCGCCAGTCCGACCACAACAACCACGACTACCGCCAAACTTGAGATGATCTCGAACGCAAATGCGGGGGATGTCCAGGCCTGGATTACTGCGTATGATGGCAGCCCGGGCCAGCAGCGCCTCACTTTGGGTACTCGTAACGACCACGATATTTACGTTTATAGGCAGAATTCAGTAGCAGCAAAATGGCTGTCATCCGGCCTGCAATTAGAGACTGCACTCTCCGGCCCAACAGATAGCTCCTTTAATTACTACTCGGACGCGTCTCATAACTTTTATATTGATGCAGACAACGATAATACTTCGTTAGTAAGATTCTACAACGGCGCCGCCGAGTTGGTTCATTATTTTGACGAAGACGGAGACTACACACAAAAGTCTCCCGTTGGCTCCATAGTTAGACACTACTTATCTTCTAGCAACTCTAACTCTTCTTGGGCGTCCGAATTGATCTTTCGCAAATACAATTCTTCAAATGCTATTGCTGCCGGAGAGAATCTGGGAGAATTATCATTTGAGGGCTCCGAGGATGGTAATGTATTTAAGTCTGGCGCCAAAATTACAGTAGAGACGCCAGGAGGAACTACGTGGGATCCTGTGACCTCAACTCCCGGTTCCTTCCTTTTTCAGACAGTCCCGGACGGTTCGACAACTCTTACTAATGCTATGATTATCGATCACGACCAATCTGTAAAGATCGCAAACAGTCTTAAACCGATTGATACTAGCTTGCCCATTTCTATCGATGGCCACAGAAACTATATGTGGTGGAAAGCCTCCATCGCCGCCGGAGACGATGGAGACGAGAAGATAGTATACCCATCTCCCTCGGAAGGTGACGCTTTGAAGAGCACCCAGACTTCCCCGCTCCAGTATAAATATTGCTGGATAGCTCCTGCCGACGGATACATTGAATTGATTGAAGCCATCTCTATATACAACTTTGGGATCGGAATTACTTCACCATTCTCGACTATTAAATGGTATAAGCAAGCCGGCTCGACAAAAACGGATCTCTCGGGTCTGACAGCCCTTGACTCCGATGGCGCCACGATGGGTTATGCTACTGGCCTCGGTACCAGTACCGCCGGCAGCCCTAGAACTTTTGTTTTTGGAAAATCTAGCTGCTCTTTTTCGGCCGGAGATAAGCTCTGGATGACTTTCACGCCCGGCCATAATAGTTTCTATAATTCCGGCGGCACTATCACCACTTCAACTAATTATGTAAACTTTCAGATTGTGTATGTATTAGAAGAAAGTAACTTTACATCATAAGATAGCTTTTAAGAAGCTTGCCCACTTGTCGCGTCAACAAATCTTTGGCGCTTTAACACACACTATACTACTTATTAATAGATCCGCATCTATGTGCGCGAAAAATATGAAATCATATCTCAGAGGGTTATTTATTACATGTCGACATTATTAGAACAAGCCGTGATTGATGCCGGCGCTCTTAAAGAAGCCGCAATCAAAAACGCAGAAAACGCAGTTTTAGAAAAGTACGCTCCGGAGGTCAAGAAAGTTCTTGGCCAAATCCTAGAAGCAGAAGAAGATCTCGGCGGCGAGGAAGAAGAAATGGATATGATGGCGCCTCCCGAAGGCGAAGAAGATCCTGCATCTGACGTAGCTGACGACATGGTACCTGCATATGCCGAAGGCGAAAAACTTTGCCCCTGTCCCGATGAAGAAGAAGAAGTTGTAATCCCTTTAGACGATCTATTGGCCCAGGCAGAAAAAGACCAAGCCGAAGGCGGCATGGGAATGGATGATGAGCCAATGAGCAGAGAAGAAGACATCTTTGCTGAAGCCGCCGAATTTGAACTTAACGATATTGTTTCAATCCTAGAAGATATGAAAGTAGATGTTCACCCTGTACCACATGGTCACGTTGGCGGAGCTACTGGAGCAGAGATTGAACAAGCCAAGCTTCAAGCCCTCGCAAACGAGCGCGATAATGAAGTACAAGAAGAAAATGAAGAATTAAAGAAGTCTGTTGCTGACCTCGAAGAATCGCTGAAAAGCTTGAATACCGAGGTTGAGAGACAGAACGAAGAGAATATTAAGTATAAGAGTGCCGTGGAGTTTTTGAAAGAGAAGATCGAAGAGGTCAATCTTTCAAACGCCCGTCTCGTTTATACTAATAAAGTATTGAACAGTGCCTCGCTGAATGAGCGACAAAAGACCAAAATTGTCGATGCACTTTCAAAGTCCCAGACCATCGAGGAAGCCAAAGTAATCTTTGAAACCCTTCAAAGCGCAGTGGGTGTAATCGGAAAGAAAGCACCAGAATCATTGAGCGAAGTTATTCGAAGAGCACCAAACGCCCTCCCACGACGGAAGAGGAAGTCTACCACACTTGAGGACCAATCGGCCAAACGTATGAAAAGACTTGCAGGACTCGAATAAAAAAAATCAAAAGGAGAACATTTAAAAAAATGTCTGTATTATCAAAACTAACAGAAGGCATCGTCTCCCGAGATCTCGGCAAGGAAGGTGCTGCTCTACTTAACAAGTGGGAGCGCACAGGTCTATTAGAGGGTCTCGACAAAGACAGAAACCGCCAAACAATGGCGCGCCTTCTAGAAAATCAAGCCAAGGAGCTACTTCGCGAAGCTTCTACTATGGCTGGCGGAGACGTCGAGGGCTTTGCAGCCGTCGCTTTCCCCATTGTTCGTCGCGTATTTGGAAACTTGATCGCAAACGATCTCGTTTCCGTCCAGCCTATGAGCCTACCTTCAGGTCTCATTTTCTTCCTGGACTTCCAACACACTAACTCACGTTTAGACACAGCCGCAGATAGTTCACTCTATGGTGGCGGTAGGGTTGGTCAGGAGATCACTGGTGGTGTTTCACTCACCGGTGACGCAGCCGAGAGTTCATTCTATAACTTGAACCACGGTTACACTTCTCCAACTAGCTCCGCACCCATCACCTTCACAGATGATGGTTCTGGCATATTCGAAGTTGGTAACTCTGCAACCACTGATAAGGAAATTCGCTTTGATCCCGATCTTGCATCTGGTTCTTATGCGCAGGTTCTTAGTACGACACTATCTGCTGCTCAAGCAGCGCTTATGGGTCTTGCTGATGGTGGTGGTGTAATGGCTGTATCTGGTGGCTTCGGCACAGGCGTAAGTCTTATCCGTCGTCTAAGTAGCTACAATGCTTCAACCAATGAGCTTCTCATGGTTGTACACAATGATACGTCCTTCAGTACACTCGCTGGTTCAGTCACTCTATCCTATCCGCTTGCGGATAACTTCAGTGGCACTCCCTCTGCCGGTCAGACAAACGCTCTTGGAGCAGTTGTCGGTACCGACTCATGGGGACTTGAGAATCAGGAAACAATCCCAGAGATCGACATCAAGGTCGACTCAGTGAGCGTTACTGCAGTGACCAAGAAGCTCAAGGCCAAATGGACCCCAGAGCTTGGGCAAGATCTCAACGCATACCACAACTTGGATGCAGAGGTCGAGCTTACTTCAATCCTCTCTGAGCAAATTGCTCTTGAGATTGACCGCGAGATCCTCGGTGATCTTGTTAACGGCGCTACGGGCGGTACAATGTACTGGTCACGCTCCCCTGGTCTATTCTTGAACCGTGTAACCGGTGCAGAAGTTGGAGCCAACACCAAGGCTCCTGATTTCACTGGTACTGTGTCAGAGTGGTATGAGACCCTTATTGAGACCATTAACGATGTGTCTGCCCAGATCCATCGTAAGACTCTCCGTGGTGGTGCTAACTTCCTTGTCTGCGGACCTGAAGTTGCCAACATCCTTGAGTTTACCAGTGGTTTCCGTGCTAAGGTATCTCATGAGGATTCAACGGGTACAGTAGGTGCCGTTAACGTAGGTTCCATTTCTAAGAAATGGGATGTCGTTGTCGACCCATACTTCCCTCGTAATGTGATCCTTGTCGGACGTAAAGGTAGTTCCTTCCTCGAAAGTGGATATGTGTACTCACCATACGTTCCCCTCCAAGTCACTCCCACCATCTTTGGTGTCGAAGACTTCGTGCCTCGCAAGGGCGTGATGACTCGCTATGCCAAGAAGATGGTTCGTCCAGATATGTACGGCGTCGTCGTCGTTCGTGGACTCTTGGGTGAGTCTGGTTCTAGTAGCTGATAATTAATCAGAGTTAGTCACAAGACGCAATAACAAAGCCCCTGTCGTGTAAAACGACAGGGGCTTTTTGTTTATCTGCATACTAATTACAGTACGAATAACACAGAACAAAGGAGGATGTTATGGGTAAAACATGGAAAAGGAGACTTATCAGTCACCGAACAGAGACGGCTGCAGCCACACAGGTTATCAAACCTCAGGCCTCAATCAAAAGAGTAGCACGACAATCCGAAGTAAAGGCTGTAGTCCCAACTTTGGAGGTCCCAACTTTGGAGACACCAGTCGAGATAATAAAAGTAAGAGAGGAAGAGGGCCCACAAGCCCCTGAGGTCGACCTTGGGATCACCACCGGAGTTGTTCTCAACTCTGTCTCTGAAGCCGAAGCAGAGGTCGTTACCGGCCCAGCAAAGACCATTCTTAGCTCTATCAAGAAGACTGCCACAAGAGCCACCGTATCTAAGGTGAGGAAGGCATCAAGAAAGAAGAGGAATGTGATTACAGATTCTGAGTAAAAAACTCACTTAACGTAACACTTACTACTTATTCTTAGGAGGCAGCATGCATGTCGATACCAAATTTAAGGCCCGAAAGCCAGACTAGCGCAATAGTCCTGCCCATCACTGGAACCGCAGGCTTAGTTGCGGCCACATTACCATATGGAATTTATAGTTCCAACACTGATTTCCTTTCAGGCGCCGCCGAACAGGTTGCTTATGTGTATAAGAAATTGGGTGGCGACATTCTCGATATCGAGATTAAAGCAGATAATGTTTATTCAGCATACGAAGAAGCTGTGTTAGAATATAGTTACCTGATTAACTCCCATCAGGCAAAGAATGTTCTGTCTGACTTCTTGGGAACGACTACTGGCTCGTTTGATCACAAGGGGGAAATGAAAGCCTCTCCCCTTTCGTCGAGTCTTAGCGGGACTGCAATGTCTCTCAAATACCCACGATTCGAGTTCGCATACGCTCGCCGTGTTGCTGAGGGTATGGGCGTCGACGCAGGTGTTGGTGGGAACATTACAGAGTACTCCGCATCTATTAAGGTTGTAGCATCTCAGCAAGACTACGATTTGCAAGAGATTATTGCTAGCGCCTCAACTAGCGGTCAAGACGCACAGGGCAATGTGGTACCTTACTCCGGCCTCGTTGGCAACAAAAGAATCCTGATTAAGAAAGTATTTTACAAAACACCTCATGCCATGTGGAGATTCTATGGATACTATGGCGGACTTAACACAGTAGGTAACTTGTCAAACTATGGACAGTACGCTGATGACTCAACGTTCGAGGTTATCCCGACATGGCAGAACAAGATGCAGTCAATGGCCTTCGAGGATAATATTTATACCAGAAACTCCCATTACGCATACGAGATCAAAGACAACTTTTTGAGGATCTATCCGAAGCCTGTTAGTTCAAGCCCTAAGCACTTCTGGGTACAGTTCAGCGTTTCTAAAGATCCTTGGGAAGCAAACGATCGCGCCGACGACGGTATTGATGGAGTCAACAACTTAAACTCCTTGCCGTTCGAGAACGTACCCTACGATAAGATTAACTCAATTGGTAAGCAATGGATCCGCAGATTCTCCTTGGCTCTTTGTAAAGAAACTTTGGGACAAGTAAGAAGCAAGTTTAGCTCGATTCCGATCCCCGGCGCCGAAGTAACTTTAAATGGTTCGGATTTGTTATCTCAATCCAAAGAAGAACAAGAAGCCCTGAGAACAGAGCTTAAAGAATTGTTAGATGAGTTGACCTACACCAAGCTCATGACCGGTAATGCAGAGGTTGTTGAGAGCGTTAACAATATTCAAAAGAAGAT